GAACACGCCGAAGCCCGGCAGAAGGTTCTCGACCTTCGCAACAAGGTTGAAGAGTCCTATTGGGAGTTGTCCAAGACCTTGAACGAGGTCTATCAGGGTTCCTACTACATTCCGTGGGGCTACTCGTCGTGGAAGGAGTATGTCGAATCGGAGTTGCAGTTTGCGCTCCGCAAGGCACAGTACCTTGTGTCAATCCAAGATTGGTTCGGCAAGATGAAGCCCGAAGTGAAGGCTTGGGTGCAGTCGCTTGGGTGGACGAAGGCGAAGGAGTTGGTGGGCATTGTCACCGACGAAAACGCGCCCGATTGGAAGGCTCGCCTTGAAGGTCTGACCTACGCCGAGTTTGTGACCGAACTGAAGGGCGGCAAGGGCGGTGGCGACGAAACCCCGATTGACGGGCAGACCGAGCGTCCTGCCGCGCCCGAAAAGCCGGGCAAGAAGGCGTTTGCGCTGTTCCCTGAGCAGGCTACGAATGTCGAGGCTGCGCTTGCGAAGGCAAAGTCGCTCGCCAACACGGACAAGGAAGGCCACGCGCTCGATCTGATCTGTTCCGACTTCCTTGCCACGAATGCGGCTGACGACGATCTGTTCGGCGTGCTGCGGCGGCTTGAGAAGTCGTCCGGGCTGCGACTTGTGGCCTACGACAAGTCTGCCGATGCGGTTGTGTTCGGCGCTGACCTGCTCGATGAGATCGCAGGGGAGTAGCCGACAGGGCGTTGCGTTGGAGGGGTCTAGCGCATTGCACCCGTTCTCCGATAAGGGGGGCGGGTGTTCGCCTTTTTGGAGGTCGGTATGCGTTGCGAGTGGTGCGGTTATGTTGGCGAAAGCGTGTTTGTTCATGGACACACGCAATGCGTTCGCTGTAAGACTAACATAGCACCATGTTGCGGTGGCGAGAGTGCAATCAATTGCGCGGAGGGTGAAGATGTCGTCGTTGGCGGGAGACTATGTGGAGTTGGAGATCGAACTGTTGGACGCAGCGGATTGGAACCCGAACAAGATGAATGACAAGGAGTTCAAGCGACTTGTCCAAAACATTGAAGAAGGCGGCATGATTGACCCGGTACAGGTCGTTCCGAAGGGTGACGGTCGGTATCGGATTATCGGAGGCCACCACCGCAAGTTAGCGTGCGAGTTGTTGGGCTATGCCACCTTGCCTTGTGTGGTGTTGGCTGACCCGAAGTGGCAAGACGAAGAACGGCAGAAGTTGGAAACGGTACGCCTCAACGCGATCAAGGGCAGCATGAACGGGGAGAAGATGCTCGCCCTGTATCAGGAGGTCGCGGCAAAGCATGGCGCGAGCGCGGTAGCCGACCTTATGGGCTTTGCAGACAAGGACGCGCTGCGGAAGATGATTGGTCACGCACGCAAGGCTATCCGAGATGCCGGGTTGCCCCCGGAGGCTGAGGACGAGTTGGAAGAGAAGGCGAAGGACGCAAAGAGCCTCGACAACCTTTCCGAGATAATCTATCAGATACATCAGAAGTATGGTGCAACGCTCAATCTGCACTTCATCTACTTCGATTGGGGCGGGAAGAAGAACCTGTATGTCGAGGTCAACAGCAAGGCGTTCAAGGCGGTCGAGAAGATGATGGCCGATGTTCGCAAGCGCGGCCTAGATGCAGGCGACTTTTTTGAGGCTTTGGCAAAGAACTACGAAGCGGCTGTGGACTTGAACGGTGACGAAGATGTTGAAGAAGGGTAGTGACGACAAGCGTGACTTTCGGCGCGAGCGGCCAAAGGTGCAGCAGCGGCACAAGCGGATAATGGACATAGCGGCACCGACGAGGGCCGAGATGGATAGCCGCATGAAGCACGGCTACTCTCTCCCGGACATTGCGAAGTGGTTGCAGGAGGAGCGTGGCGAGTGCAACGACCTAACGCACGATAGCCTTGTGACCACGCTGTACCGCTACCGCGAGGACTTGAAGCCTATGGAAGTAGCGGAACGGCTGCTCCCTTCGGTTGTTCGGGAGGCAAAGGTCGAAATCGAACGGCAGGTTGACGAGTTGGAAGAGTTGCAGAAACTTTACCACTTGCAGCGAGAGCGGATCGAGATTGGCGTGCAGTTTGAGAAGGCAAGCCGGGTGCTGAACAAGAACATGACGCAGGAGATTGCGCAGGCATCTAGCCTGCTAATGCGGCGGCATGAGATCAAGATGGACTTGGGTATGGACGGTGGCCGCAATCTAGGCACCATGACGCTCCGCCCGGAGTTGGGTGCTACGGTGAGTGGCAAGTACGATGTTGACATTGTTCAGGCAGCGAACGACCCCGTGAGCCGAGGCAAGGCATTGGCGGTTGCCCGTGCGCTCGCTGCGTTGGACGGTGATGTTATTGACATAGACTTCGAGATTGAACCTACCGCGAACTCGGAGCAAGAATGATCTTTAGCAACGATGGCCGTCACAGGTCGCAGCGCACCAAAGAAGAGGACCGGGCGTTGCTATTGCAGCAGTTGGCAGAGTTGACCCCTGCCCAACGCAAGTTGGTCAAGGCTATGCTCGTCAGCGCAACGAATGGCGACGGCGATCTGTTCGACTACATGAACGACAATCGGTGGCTGCGAAAGCCCGTGTCGGTGCGGCAGTTTTTGGAAGATCCGTACTACATGGGTGCCTCTAGCCAAACGCTCTACCCTCGCATCAAGGAAGACTTGATCGAGATGTTCGAGACCCCGGCAATCCGCGAAGTGGTGCTGACGGGTAGCATCGGTTACGGCAAGACGACCTTTATCTCGTTCGCTACTTGTCGGCTGCTCTACGAACTGTCCTGCCTCCGCGCTCCGCAGTCTGCCTACGGGTTGTCGCTCGGTTCGGAGATCGTGATTGCGCTTATGAGCAAGTCGCTGCACCTATCCCGGCAGGTTATGAAATCTGCCGTGGACGACAAGATCAAGTTGTCACCCTACTTTATGGAACACTTCAAGCCCGACTTCCGAAGCGACAACACCTTCTTCCCGAACAACATCAACCTTTCGATTGGTTCGTGCTTCTCCGAGCGTATCTTGGGTATGAACGTCTTGGGCGGGGCAATGGACGAAGCGAACTTCATGGTGTCAAAGGGGCAGGTTATCGGCAAGAACAACGGCAAGAAGGCCACGGTTGCTCAGTTTGACTTGGCCGAGAAGATGTATGCCTCTATCGTTCGCCGTATCAAGTCGCGCTTCTTGAAGGCACCACAGGACTTGCCGGGGCTGATGATCCTAGCCTCGTCAGCGGCGACGATTGACAGTTTCACGAACCGAAAGATTAGAGACTCGCAGAGCGACCCGTCTGTGTTCGTGCGTGACTATGCGGCATGGGACGTGAAGCCGAAACAGAACTTCAGCGGCGAGAAGTTTTGGGTGTTGATCGGGAACAGCGCGGTTCACAGCCGGGTGATCAAGGACAAGGCCGAGGCAGACGCCGTTGACCGTGGGTGGTTGGAGGAACAGGAGTGCCGTATCATCGAGGTTCCGATTGAATACTACGACGACTTCGACCGCGACTTGGAGAACGGCATCCGAGACATAGCGGGTATCAGCACGCACGCTATCTCTGCCTTTATCAACCGCATTAGTCGGATTGAAGATTGCGTGAACAAGGAGATGCAGCACCCGTTTGAGTCGTTGGAGTACGACTACGGTAGTGGTGCAGGCTTTGTGTGGCCTTCGCTGTGTCGGCAGGGCGAGCGGAAACTAGCAGGAGGCTACAAAGAGGTCTTTTGGCAACCACTTCGGAACCCCAAGACGGCTCGCCATGTTCACATTGACCCTTCGCTATCAGGTGACAGTACCGGAATGGCAATGGGCCACATTGATCGGTGGGTTGAGGTCGTTCGGCGCGGTCCTGACGGTGAAGAATACACCGATGTTGCACCATACATTGTGATTGACCTTATGCTTCGCGTGAACCCTCCGCAGGGCGAGCAGATCTTCCTGCCCGACATTCGGCGTATGGTCTACGAACTTATGGATCACGGCTTCCACTTGTCCGGGTTCTCATGCGATAGTTACCAATCTGCCGAGATGATTCAGCAGATGAAGGCGCACGGGGTTCACTCCGAAGTGGTGTCGGTGGATAGGTCTATGGATGCCTATGATGCCTTGAAGTCGGCGTTGTACGAACGGCGCATTGAGTTCTACCGCTACGACCCGTTTGTCACGGAGTTGCGAACTTTGGAGTATGACAAGGTTCGCGGCAAGGTTGACCACCCGGTTGCAGGCACCAAAGATGTTGCCGATGCTGTGGCAGGCATGGTCTATGCACTTGTCAAAGGCGCAAGATTGAGTAATGTTATGATGCCCGACCTAGACCTTGAAACGAAGGAAAGCGACAGTTGGGTGAGCAACAAGATTATGGTGCCACAAGGCTCCGTGCAATCAGTTGCGCAGGACTTGTCGGGTATGCCGTTGCCATTCATTATGGGTTAGTCAATGGGTATTGTCTCCAACATTGCGGGTCGGGTCAGCAAGTGGTTCGACGCAGACAAGGAGAATGTCACCATCTCCCTGAAGAAGGGTAACGACGAATCGCAGTTCATCGGCGGTGACGGCGGTGGCATGGCGGGGTACACGGGCTACGATCAGTTGTCCGACAACCTCCGCATGGAGGACACGCTTCTCTACCGCTACGCCGACTACGAAGAGATGGACGACTACCCGGAGATTGGGTCGGCCCTAGATGTGTATGCCGACGATGCCACGGTGCAGGACGCGCAGCATAATGCGTGTATGTGGGCTACCGCCGAGGACAGCCTCGTCCGGGGTATCCTAGACGACCTTATCACGCGCCGCCTGCGTGTGGAGGAAGATGTCTACGCGCTCACGCGAGGCTTGGCGAAGTATGGCAATGCCTATGCCGAGATCTTGGCGAACGAAACGGGCGTGGTGGGTCTGAACTACCTGCCTGCACCTACGATGCGCCGTATCGAAGATGAGAAGGGGAACCTAATCGGGTTTATTCAGACAATGGACAGTCGGTTCTTGGCTGAAGGTAGCACGATTGTTGACGACATAAAGAACAAGAAGTTGCCGCAGGGGGTGACGTTCTTTGAGCCTTACGAAGTGGTGCATTGGCGGCTGCAAGGCAAGCGCGTCCACACGGCCTATGGGTACAGCATCCTAGATAGTGCGCGTTGGATCTTCCGTCGCCTCGTTATGGCCGAAGATAGCGCACTTATCTACAAGTTGACCCGCGCCCCGGCTCGGTTTGCCTTCTATGTTGACACGGGCAATCTGCCTCCGCAGCAGCGCACGGCCTATGTGAACCAAGTCAAGCAAGGCTACAAGAAGCGGAAGTTCTACAACCCTTCCACGGGCAAGTTGGACTTCCGCATGAACCCGCTCGCAATGGACGAGGACTTTTGGATCCCGACCGCGAATGGGCAGGACAGCACACGGATCGATGTGGTCAGCGGCCCCGACTATCAGACGACCGACGATCTTGAATACTTCCGAAGCAAGTTGTTCTCTGCCCTAAAGGTGCCACGGCGGTATCTTGGGTTCGACGGGGGTGAGAGCCGGGCTTCGCTTTCACAGGAAGATGTGCGGTTTGCTCGCACCATTCAGCGGCTTCAGCGCGAGGTTCGGAACGGCTACAAGAAGGTATGCCGCATTCACTTGGCGGCGTTGAACATTGACCCGGATCAGATCAACTACGATCTGAAGATGACCACTTCCTCTACGATCTTTGAGTTGTCGCAGTTGGAGTTGTTGAACGCGAGGGCGGGTGCGGCACAGGCGTTGATCGAATACTTGCCGAAGGATTGGATCTTGGAGCGTATCTTTGAGTTCAGCAAGGATGATGCTCTGTTTATTCAGAAGGCAAAGCGCAGCGAGATGCGCGACGATGCCATGTACCAAGCGGATACTGAAGGTCGCGTGATGCAGACCGCGCAGGACGCGATAGGTGGTGCAGGCTCGATTGAGTTGGAAGGCGAGTTGCCCACGGGCGAAGAGCCTGCCGGGGCAGAAGAATCTTTTGCTAAACTTGACAAGCGTTTGCGGTTGTTGCAGGAGCGGCATGAGCGATTGCACAAGTCGCAAGAAGCGTCTATCAGATCGCTCGACCGCCTTTACGACGACCTTGCACCTACTGTAAAAGAAGTGCATAGGTTGGTAAGACGGAACAGAGGCGTTCTGACAGAGAACCGAAAGAGGAACCGATGAAGCCTTTTGTAGTTGGCGACAAGTTTGCGGAGATGCGTAGGGGATCGGTCGAAAGCGTGATCGATGCTGCCGAAGCACTTGCAGAGGCGCACCTTGAGAAGAAGGTGGAGGTTATCGCCACGCACCCGGACTGTATCTTTGTGGTTGCCGAAGGCGAGGACTGCGTTCGCAAGTTGGGGATTCGCATGGAGGCTGATGGCCCGAAGGTGATCTCCAACCGAGTGAAGGACGGGCTTGTGACGGAGGCCAACCTCGAAAGGCACATTAGCAAGTCTATCTCCGAGGCTGTGGACGCGCTGCTGAACGGGGAGCCGTGCAATCAATTGCACCAAGCCGCGAAGTTGATGCGCAAGGGTGGCCGCTATCTGTTCTCGGAGGAGCGTGACGGTCTGTTGGAGACTTCCAAGAACCCGTTGCATTGGGAGACGCTTTACGAAGCGAACCGCAAGGACATTCGGCGCGTTGCCTACGGAACAATCCGGGAGGACGAAAGCCGGGTGCCAAAGACGCGCTATGGTGCGCTTCCTGCCGAAAAGGTGGAGAGTTTCGAGCAAGAGTTGCGGTCGTCTATTGACGCAATGTTGGGTCTGACTACCGAAATCTTGTCTGACATTCGTAAAGTTGATGCCAAAAGCATTGACGCACGGGGTTGGAGCGCAAAAAATGTCTTGGCAAGTATGCAGACTGAATGTAGCGTGATCCTAGACAGAGGATCTAAAGCCCTGTCTTTGGCTCGGAAGGAGCATCTTCCCGACCTCGCGGAAGCGCATGATCGGGTCGCTGACACAGTAAAGTCGCTACAAGTTATGCGGCGGTTTATTCAAGCAAGCACCATCAAGGGAGATTAGCCATGCAGGATCGGATTGTTCGTAGTTTGAGCGAGGACTTCGCCAAGATTGGTTGGGATAAGGGAACCGCAGAGTTGCAGCGTCTTTCGACGCAGCGGCTTGACGAGAGCCTTTACAGCGTCCCGGCTATCACGGCTGACCCGATTGACGGCCCCGTGGTTACGGTTGAGTTGTTGAACCGCATTGCCGACCTCGACTTCGACGCTTTGTCCGAGGACGACTGCGACAACTTGCTTGACGGTCTGCGCGAGAAGGAGTTGCCCGATGGCGACCCGGCTCTTGCCGAGGCTGCTGAGGCTGTGGTGAAGGCTATCCTTGAGAGCCGCAAGAAGATCAAGATCAAGGCTACGGGTGGTGGCACCTTCACGAAGGCTGCGGCGGGCTACAAGACCGTTGGCGGCAAGGTGGTCAAGCAGAAGGCTTCCGATCTGAAGAAGGCTGCGCGTGAGCGTAAGAAGTATAACAAGCGCACGGCCTCGAAGCGCAAGTTGTACGCCAAGACGAAGGGCAAGCGTCTTGCCGCGAAGCGTGAGCGCATGGGCCTTTCGGCTGACGACATGAGTGATGGTTTGGTGCTTGAACTGAACAACATTCTTGGCGAAGGCAATCAGTATGGTGCCTACGGCGATACCGTTTCGCGCGTTGCTCGCATTATGAGCCTTCTTGAGGCCATTCTTGGTTCCGAGGTCGGCAACGTCCTTGAGAACGCCTACGAGACGATGGAGGGTTCGCTGCTCGTGGAGAACAGCGACCCGCAGCGTGCTTTCGGCCCTGCGCTGAAGGTTATCGCCCGTTGCTTGGAACAGATTGACGGCTTGGGAAACGATTAGTAGAGGCCAATCGGAAGCGTCGAACCGCCTATTCAAGCGGTCGGCGCGAGATGGCCGGGCTGACAAGTTTCAGGGCAGATGTTAGGTTGAGCGGAAAAAAGACGGATCGGAAGGTACACCCGAAGTTTCGTCGCAAGGCAGAGTTGGGCATCGGCATTGACCGGACACCGTTCAAGTTCAAGGATTGGAAGATCGCATGAGCAAGCAACTACTTATTGACGCAGCACCAATCAAACTTTCGCTTCAAGAGAGCGAGGGTGGCAAGATGGTTGCGCGTGGCGAGTTTGCGCGTTGTGATGTTCCCACGCAGAATGGTCGCACCTATCCGCGCGGGGTCTACGAGCGTGAGATCAAGAAGTTGCAGGAAAGCGTTGGTTCGCGCCGCGCTTTCGGTGAGTTGGATCACCCGGACGACGGCAAGACCAAGTTGAGCCGTGTCAGTCACTTGATCACAAAGTTGTCTGTGGACAAGAACGGCGTGGTTATCGGTGAAGCCGAGATCTTGGACACCCCGAATGGCCGCA